TGAAGGTTTTATAGTTAGTAATTTAAAAAAAAGATTACTTAGAAAAAAACATCAACTAGTTTGTTACGATTTATCTCTTAACAAAGACATCAAAGATTTTACATTGAATGGTGATGAGGATTTTGTAATTCATTTGGCTGCAAAGGCCAATGTAAGAGATAGTGTTAAAAATCCTGCACCTTATTTTATTACAAACGTAGATTACAGTAAAAGAATATTTAATCTTTGTAACGAAAAAAATATACCTTGTTTATACGCTTCTAGTTCTTCTGTACATAACTGGACTAAATCGCCATATGGTAAAAGTAAGTTAATGATGGAAGAGGCCGCACATCCTGGCCAAGTAGGATTAAGATTTGCTACCACATACGGAGAAAATCCACGTAAAGGAATGTTATTTGATTATATAGTAAATGGTACTGTAAAATATAAAACAAATCATAAAAGAGATTTTATTTACATTGATGATGTAGTCAACGCTATATTATTATTTGTTAAGTTAGGATTGAAAGATAAAAACAAAACTTATGAAGTAAGTTCTGGTCATTTATATAGTGTAAAAGAAGTAATAGAAGAAGCTGGATTTAAAGTGCCATTAAGAAAAGGCGACCCTTGTGAGGCTGAAAGTAATGCCAGCGATAATAGTGAATTGAAAAAATTAGGGTGGGAACCTACAATGTCAGTATGGGTTTTTTTAAGAAATTTAGACTTAGATAAAGTATTAAAATTAGGTAGACTGTAATTCTTCTTTTATTTGGTCAACTTCTTCGCACCAATCAGCAATTTCTTCTTTTAACATTACATTAGAAAAGCCTTTATACTTTACAAGATAACATTTACCAAAGGAGCCTGTATAGTTAATGTCTTTAATTACTGGTTTTTCCATTATACTACTTTATTTTTAAAAAAATTTGGTTGCATAACATAACCACTATTTTTAGGATCATTTCGCATTTTAATTCTACCACATAGATATGCAGTTTTAGCTCTACAAAATTGTTTATATACTACCTTTTGAGCAGGTAAAACTTCTAACTTACCACCTCTTAGTATAAATTCTCTTACTGTTTCTGTTTTTATTGTCATAGTTTCTCTCCTATTTTATTAATAAATTATAAATTAATCCAATCGCATTGACAGATGCTAAAGTAAGATTGGTTACAATTAATGCAGGTTCTTTCCACATTATACTTACCACTAGCCAAAGTAATCCACCAATTAAATATAGTATTGGTCCCAAAGGATAAATGTTAAGTGATGTCAGTGCTGTAGCAGCAACCAGAACGGCCGTCGCTAACCACTTTAAATTAGTATCTAAGGCTTTCATATATTCCTATGTAATCAGCGAAGTAATAAAATCCGAACATTAACACATAACCAAATGCTACGATAGCAGCGGCTACCAATAGACTTTTTATATCATCTTTATTCATATTAAGAAGGTTTGTATTCATAAAAACCGTTAAGTTTAGCAGAATGAAATACAGTATCGTATTCTTTTATATCATCAAGTTCAAAACCTTCAAAATCATTTCTTTTTTCAAGATATTTTTCTAGTTTTTTTTTAGAAAACTTAATTGCCTCATCTTCATTATCGGCCATAATAGCCGTATCTATGTTTTTGATGTCACTCTCAAAGTACACAGTATAAGTTACGTTATATTTTGTCATATTATTATTATAATTGTTAATATACATATAATATAACATAGATAAATCAACAAAACAAGCGAAAAGCGACACGGTTTCAAAGAAATAAAGCAGTAAAATCAATAACTTAATAACTATTTTTTGCCGGACTACGTTTGTTCTTGTGTTTTTTTCAAAAAAAATCAATATTTTTGATAAAGAATCACACTAAATAGTAAATATATGGCGAAAAAAACTGTAGGCAACACAAATACGAAAAAATCAAATAGAAAACCGAAATATACAAGTATCGGTAGAGGTTATACGAGCTCTTCTATGATGAATAAACACAAAAGACGAAGTTATAAGAAGTATAGAGGCCAAGGAAGATAATGCCAGGCGTTGCACGTAAAGATACAGACGCTGCCGGCGGCGTTGCAATTGAAGGAAGTGAAAATGTTTTTGTAAATAGTTTTGGAGTTGTTAGAATTGGCGATAGAGTTGCAGGACACGGATTGCCACCACATAGTCCATCACCACCTATGTCAGAAGGATCAGCAAATGTATTTGTAAATGGTATCGGAGTGTGTAGAGCAGGTGATTCAGCATCTTGTGGCGATATTATTAGTGGTTCTGATAATGTTTCAGTAAATTAATATAAATATACATATGCCAAACTACGATGCTGGTTCTTTAAACAAAAGTAAAAGAGCCACAAAACAGTATAGAGATTTAGATTTAGATTTTGGTCGTAATTCGGTAACAAATGATGTAAATAAGTTAACTGATATTGAAGCTGTTAAGAGAAGTGTAAGAAATTTAATTAATACATCACACTTTGATAGGCCTTTTCATCCAGAAATAGGTTCAAGTGTAAGAGCAATGTTGTTTGAGCCAATGACGCCTCTAACTGCATTGAATTTACAAAGAAAAGTACAAGAAGTTTTGATTAATTTTGAACCAAGAATTAAATTAGTTCAAATAGTATCAAATCCGAATATTGATAGCAATTCATATGATTTAAGAATTTATTTTTACGTTATTGGTTCAAATGATCTGATAGAAGTACAAACATTTTTAGAAAGACTAAGATAAGATGGCAAGTAACAAATTAGAAGTATCAGATTTTGATTTTGACAGTATAAAAGCAAATTTAAAAACATTTTTACAAAGTCAAACAGAATTTCAAGATTATAATTTTGAAGGTTCAGGCTTTTCTATACTTTTAGATGTACTAGCATATAACACACACTATCTAGGCTTCAATGCTAATATGTTAGCAAACGAAATGTACTTAGACAGTGCTGACATACGAAAAAATATTGTATCGTTAGCAAAAATGTTAAACTACACACCATCATCAGTAAGATCACCAGTAGCAAGTATAGATATTGAAGTAAATGATGCGACAGGCTCAACTTTAACAATGCCAAAAGGCACAATATTTACAACTACAGTTTCAGGAGTAGGTTATCAATATTTAACAAACGAAGATTATACAATTACACCTACAAATGGTGTATTTAATTTTTCAGATGTAGATATTTACGAAGGTACTTTAGTTACATTTAGATATACTGTTGACAAAGAAGATCCAGACCAAAAATTTATAATTCAAAATGCAAATGCCGATACAACAACACTCAAAGTATCAGTACAAGAAAGTTCTACAAATACAACTACAAACATTTACTCTTTAGCAGGTGGTTTTAATAGTGTTACAGATACATCTAAAGTTTATTTTTTACAAGAAGTAGATGATGGTAAATTTGAAGTTTATTTTGGTGATGGTGTTTTAGGTGCGGCCGTTTCAACAGGCAATATAGTAATTTTAGAATACATTGTTACAAATAGAGATGAATCAAATGGAGCTTCTACATTTACTTTAGCAACAACTATCGGTGGATTTTCTGATATTACAATTACAACTAATTCTGTATCGCAAGGTGGTAATGCAGCTGAATCAAAAGAGTCAATTCGTTTCAATGCACCTTTAGGTTATGCCACACAAAATCGTGCCGTTACAACTTCAGATTATGAAACAATTGTAAAATCAATTTATCCTAATGCTCTATCAGTAAGTGCTTGGGGTGGAGAAGATGATGAAACTCCTGTTTATGGTACAGTTAAAATTGCAATCAAAGCGGCCAGTGGTTCTACGTTAACAACTTCTACTAAAGCAAGTATAGTGTCATCATTAAGGCCATTTAATGTTGCTTCAGTAAGGCCAGTTATTGTGGATCCTGAAACAACTTCTGTTTTAATTACAAGCAATGTAAAATATGATTCAAGATTAACTACAAAATCAGCTGCAACTTTAAAATCAGATGTGTTGAGTACTATTACTGATTACAACACAAACACTTTACAAAAATTTGATGGCATATTCAGATATTCAAAACTATTAGGTTTAATTGACAATGCAGATACAAGCATAGTATCAAATATAACAACAATAAAAATTAAAAAAACATTTACACCTACTCTAAGTTCATCTACGAAATATAACATATACTTTAGAAACGCATTATATAATCCTGTGTCAGGTTACAATGCTTCACAAGGTGGTATTTTAGAGTCATCAGGATTTAAAGTAAGTGGTGACACAACAAACGTTTATTTTTTAGATGACGATGGTGCAGGTAACGTAAGAAGATATAGATTAGTAGGTTCTGTAAGAACATATGCTATCAATACACAAGGCACAATCAATTATACAACAGGACAAATTACTTTAAATTCTTTAAATATAACTTCAGTAGAAAATATAAGAGGCGAAGCTTCAACAGTTATAGAATTAATTGTTAAACCAAATTCAAATGATGTTGTACCAGTAAGAGATCAAATTGTAGAGATTGATGTTGAAAATTCAAATGTTACCGTAGAAGTGGATACTTTTATAGGTGGTTCAGCTGATGCAGGAGTAGGTTACTCAACTTCAACTAGCTATTAATTTTTATGGCTATATTTAAAGATAAACTTTCAAACCTTATAGGTTCACAAGTACCTGATTTTGTACTTGACGACCATCCTAAATTTTTACAATTTTTAAAAACATATTATTCATTTATGGAAGCTGCCGAGTTAGCAGTTACATCAATTCAAACTACAGACGGCATTCAATTAGAAACTCAAACAAACCAACAGAATGAATTAATATTAGATGGCTCTCGTATTGATTCTGATAGAACAGCTTTAGATGAAGGCGATAAAATACTTTTAGAAAGTTCTACGTTTGGTAAATTTACAAGAGGTGAAACGATTGTTGGTCAAACTTCTAAAGCAACATCTACAATATTATCAGAAGATTTAAATAACAGTAGATTATTTATTATATCACAAGATAAATTTATCAAAGGAGAAACTATATTAGGTTCATCTTCTAATGCAAGTGCTGTAATTAATAATTACAAACCAAATCCAGTAAACAATATACAAGAGTTATTAAACTTTAGAGATCCTGATAAAGTTATATCTAATTTTTTAAGTAACTTTAGAAATGAATTTTTAACTACTTTACCTGAAAATTTAAATTCTAATGTTAATAAAAGAAATTTAATTAAAAATATTAAATCATTATATAAGTCAAAAGGTACAAAAAGTGGCCACGAGGTATTTTTTAGATTACTTTTTGATGAAATATCAGAAACATTTTATCCACGTGAACAAATTTTAAGAGTATCTGATGGTAAATTTACAACAAATAAAGTTTTAAGAGCTATTACTGTAGCAGGAGATACATCTAACTTAGTGGGCAGAACAATTACAGGTTCAACTTCAAATACAATAGCAATAGTAGAAAGTGTAACCAAGTTTTTAATTGGTTCTACTCTTATATCTGAGTTTGTTTTAAGTTCAGATAGTATTGTAGGAAATTTTACAGTTGGAGAAAATATAACAGGAACTTTAAACGACACAGACGATTTATTGATTGAAGCTACAATTTCAGGAATTCCTACTACAAAAATAATTACAAACGATGGATCATTACACACTTCAACTGAATCGGTAACAGTAACAGGTGGCGGTGATGGTGCTATAATTCAAACTAATAATATAGGTTCAGGTAGTATTACAGAAATAATAATAGATAATGCAGGTGCTGGATATTCTATAGGTGATGATTTAGTTTTTGTTAATACTGGCACAAATGGAGCAGGAGTTGCAGGATTTATTTCTGTTGTTAACGGAGGATTTATACCTGAAGATAGTACAAGCACAACAGAAGATCACATTGTATTAGAAGATGCCACAATGCAAGATGATACTTATTTTGGTAATAAATTTGTACAAGAATCTGGAACAGATATTGGAGATATAACAGATATATTTTTATACGATAAAGGTTCAGGTTATACTACATTACCAACTGTATCTATTACATCAGCAGGTCAAAATGCCATATTAAAAGCTTATGGTGATGAAGTAGGAAAAGTATTAGATTTAAAAATAGTAGAATTAGGAATAAATCACCAATTAGCTCCTTCTCCTCCTACTCTTAACTTTTTTAAAAATTGTATTGTTACCGGAGTTACAGGAACATTTATTGCAAATACAACTGTAACAATATCAGGTAGTGTTACGGCCACAGTTGTAAGTTTTAACGCAGCTAGAGGATTATTATCTTTAAAAAATAATTCAGGAACAATTAATGTTAATGATACGGTAAATAGTTTAAGTGGTTCAGCAACAATTAAAAAATTTGATTTTGCTACTGCTACATTGGCTGTAGGGGCTGTTGCAGATTTAGATGGTAGATTTATAAATGAAGATGGTTTTCTTTCTGAAAACACAATGAACATACAAGATAGTTTATACTATCAAGATTTTTCTTATGTAATAAAAGTAGGCCGTTCTATTGTTGATTGGCGAGATGATTTCAAAAAAACTATGCACACTTCTGGTTTTTATTTTGAAGGTCAAGTAAATGTTGAATCAAGATTGAACGCTCGTATATCTACACCAATTACAGGTGCAAATACAGGCGTAATTGACGATCCATTCTTCTCAATTGTTAATACTTTATTTACTACAATTTTTGGTAGAAGATTAGGTACAGTGGATGATGGTACATCTTTAAGAGCAACTCCGAATGTAGGAACGGCAGCTGATTTAAATACAAGTACAATTTCTCCTTTTAGTTCAACAACAAGAGATATTACTTTAACAAGAGCTCCTATAAACATAGCATATCTATCAAGATTAAGAGGTGTTTTTGATGGTGTTAATATATCTCACGGATTTGCCTACGCTGGCCCTAGATATTCAACAATCAATAGAGAAATATTAAAATCATTTATTAGACAATCAGGAACAAATTATTCAATAGAAGAATTAGGTAATAACGTTACTTTTGGAACACAATCATCTTTAGATGGTCAAGATAATACATTTCTCTTTTGTTCAACGGAATTAGGCAGATTTATTAAAACTAAATTGACTATGCCGTCAGAAATATTTATAATTTCACCATTTAATCAATTTGATAATACTCCTACAAAATTTGACCAAACAATTGACACAGATGGTAACCCTATAACTTTTGATGACACAACGCCTTAAAATGATTATAAATATAGAGAAAGATTAATCAATGGCTAAACAGACAATTAATATAGGTGCAGTAG